CAGGGATGAAACCATTGCTCTGTTGAGTGGTGGCGAGATGGTTAGTGGCGCACGACTTCCTTGGCTTAAGACCCATGACCACATCAGATTCCGTCCGGGCGAGGTGAGCCTATGGATGGGCATCAATGGACATGGAAAGAGTCTGTTAACCAGCCACGTCATGCTTGACTTTCTTCATCAAAACCAAAAGGTCTGCGTCGCTAGTTTTGAGATGAAGCCACGGGCAACGCTCGCTCGCATGTGTAAGCAAGCCGCTGGCAGTTCTATGCCGACAGCAAGGTTTGTCGATGGGGTTTTGTCTCATGCAACGAACCGGCTCTGGCTATACGACAAGATGGGACAGACAGATCCCAACCATCTGTTGGCAATCATGCGGTACGCCGCAAAGAAACTTGGGGTGCAACACTTCGTGATCGACTCTCTTATGAAGGTTGTTAAGGGGGAGGATGACTACAACGGACAAAAGAATTTCGTTGACAGCGTGTGTGCCTTTGCTTTGGATTTCAACATACACGTACACATCATTCATCACAGCAGGAAACTTGGAGATGAGATGCAAGTTCCCGGAAAGATGGATGCCAAGGGCAGTGGAGCCATAGTTGATCAGGTGGATCAGTGCTTTACTGTGTGGAGAAACAAACGCAAAGAGCAACAGATTCAGGCTGGCAAAGAGGTAGATGAGGGTTCGCCTGATGCGCTGTTGGTTTGCGACAAGAACAGACATGGCGATTGGGAGGGGCGGGTAGGTTTGTTCTATCAGTCAGGAGCTTGCTCTTACTCACAGTCCCCGACAAATAAAACCTACTACAACTACGACAGATACATGTCCAGCGAGGGGGTAGAGATATGAGCACCCCATTACCGAGTGCGGAAGAGCTTTATGCGGAGCTTCTTAGTTACAAGCAAGCCGTGCATCAGCTTTCATTCCAGCTTGAGATGCTGAAGGACAAACAAGCAACGCCTGTCGCACCACACCGAACTGTTATGACCATACGCAAGCATGCGCTCAAACAGGCGGCTGAGTTTGTCATGGACTGGGGTGTGCCAAAGTCAGGAGGTAACCTTGTTGAGCTATGCAAACAGATTAAGGAACTACCTGAAACAAAAATGGCGGGTGTTCGTAGGGCGCTTGATGAAATGGACATTGCCTTTAAGGAGAAGCGATGAAAGATATTGCGGACATCAAAGACCAGCTACGCGAAGAGCAACGCAAAAAGAACAGAGAAGAGATGCCGTGGGCTGCAAAACTTATGGACGAGGTTAACGAAAAGTATCCCGGCTCTAAGTTGATCTGGGCACATGATCTGTTGACAGGCAAGGAGATTGGCAAGAGGTCAGTAGAGAAGAACGTGTTTGTAATCCCAGATAACTATCGTCCAACGGAGGAAATCAATGTACGAAAAGGCAGAGGCAAGACTCGCTGAGATGCGAGAGAAGTCCGCTATCTATTCAGAGGCGGTCGCAGAAAAGAACTATCTCGAAAAGTTTCGTGAGTCTCAGCTTGCGATCTTGATGAAAGAGTATGAAACTCTTGGACACAAGACGGCGGCGGCACAGGAGAGAGAGGCTCGCGCTGACGCAAAATATATCTTGGTTCTGGAGAGCCTAAGAACAGCGACAGAAATCTCAGAGAAACTTCGATGGGAACTGGAGATACTCAAGCTAGGAGTAGCTGTCTGGCAAACCACACAAGCAAACGAGCGCACGGAAAGAAAAGGATACGGGGCATGACAAACGCATTTGATTGGAAGAAGTACACAGATGAAGAACACGCGAAGAACGGTGATCCATTCAAACAGATTAAGCACTCAGCAGAGATGAGCAAGAAGATAACAAGGAACGTACAAAAGATTCAGGATAAGAATCCTTATCACGGAACAATCATCGGCCTCAGTGACAAGGCAGACAAGATGATCTTCGCAGACAGAAGGCGCAACATCGACAGAACCCTCATCAAATGAAAGTCATTCCCCCATACCTGACATTCAAACAGGCACTGACCAATGGGTACGTCGAGCGCATGGAGTCGCCCGTGTACACAAGATGGGTCAAGACCTTGAGGTGCGTGAGTTGCAATGCACCGGCAGACGACCCGCACCACCCGCATGGATCAGGGTTCAAGGGCATGGGGACAAAGGTTCCTGACTGGTGGGTAATACCAATCTGTCGGACATGCCACGACGTACTTCACCATGACGTTCATGTCTGGGAAGAAGAGAACGGGATGCAACTGGAACACGTTGCCTTAACACTACTGCAAGCAATAAGAGAAGGAGTGCTTCATCTTGGAAATCAATAAGAAACGTCGATGCAGTTTCATTTACTGCGAGCATCCGGCTGGGTTCTATGGATACTGCCTTGGTCACGAGCCTGAGTTTGTCCGAACAGAATTCGACAGATTGGTTAGCGCCGGGGTAGCAAATCCCTCCCGGCCATCGTGCTACGAGAGTGATCGCAAGTGGGTTGAGTACGTGGTCGCATTCGTGTGGAGCAGTGCGCCAGACAGGAGGTCGAGCGTTCGTGTTGAACACTGTCGGGATTGCACTCCGTCGTACAGGGACGAGCAACATGCGGCTGGTAAGTGCGAGCATCCAGAGACAGTCTTTGTCCGACCGGACAACAGTAATGTTGGTGTGGTTGGGATACCCATGAACAATAAGAAAGACCCAAGGAGATGGGAACAAGCAATGATGGGAATGCTTGGTTCGGTAGTTGCGTTGCCTAGTACGAAGGCAATGGAGGAGGTGATGAATAAGATCGAAGCCTCGAAGAAGAAGTCAGGCAGGCCAAAGAAAGAACAGACGGCATGATGCTTCCCTACCCCATCAGCACCAATGTCTACTGGAGAAACTTCCGAGGTCGCATGGTCAGGAGTAGCGCGGCAATCGCGTACAAGGATGAGGTGGGATGGATCGCCCGATCCAACGGGCTGACTCTGTTCACAGTGCCGGTGATGGTGATGCTGGTTCTCCATCCAGTGAGGCCAGCAGATGCAGAGAAGCGAGAGAAGAAGGACAGATTGTGGGGATTGACTGTGCGGCGGATTGATATTGATAACGCCGAGAAGGTTGCGCTAGATGCGCTACAGGGTATCGTGTATGAGAACGACAGACAGATAACTTTTCTGTCCATTAAACTTGGACAGCCCATTGCAGGTGGCGGCCTTCATGTAACGATCACAGAGGACAAAGACTGGATATGAAATTCCACAGTGTCGAACAGGCGATCAAGTTCTCGTTCAACGTGAGCGAGAGGGAAGAGTTCAGCCGAACAGACTTACTCGGGACTCGGGGAACCAGTCAGGATGACTTATCCCCGATGGACTTGCATGCTCAGGCCGCAATGATTCATTCGATGCTGAACAGATTGCATCAGGTGGAGAGGGACTCAATACTTTCAATGTATGGGAGAGGTCGGGCTAGGTCAGATGCGATAAGAGGTTTCGCTAATTACTTGCACTACTTTGTGCGTGGTACTGTGCCTAGTGTCCGTGAGTTGCAGATCATTCTGTTGCACTGGTCTACAAAACGACCAAGCATACGGAAGATTGCAGAGGAGAGGGGTGTAAGTTATAGGCAAGTCTGCAACTGGCGCAACGCTGTCCTTCGTGCTTGGATGCCAGTGCAGATCAGAGCCATAGAAAAATTACATGGACAGATGTTTGCTGAGGGTGGGTTCGAGTTAAGCGTTTGACTTCTTCGCGTACCTTGCGTCAGCCATTCCCTCAATCCAGCCGTACTCGTATGCTCGGTCGCCAATGAGTCTGACCAAGTCCTCGTACTCTTTCAGAGAGAGCATGATCATCAGCGTCCCAGTCTTCGGCCTGAATTCTTCAAGCACCTTCTCGATGTAGACTTCTCTGTCGGTATTCATAGAGGAACCTTTCTGTATGTGAGGCCGGAGAAAGTCAGGGACGGCAGGTTGTATGCGTCATACGCACCCCGCCTCATGCAGGTACTACGTAACTCTGTCCCTTCGTATGTTCCTCTTGCGAACAGATCGTTCTGTTGTGCCAAGACAGTTTTGCGTGGAGCCTTGAACAACTTATCCAAACCGCCAAGCTCGATCTTCATGTCGAGTCCTTTTTGTGTGAGGCCGTAGAACATTTCATTGACCAACATCACAAAGCCTTTCGGCAGTAGTTCATAAACAATCGCGTTCTCTATGTCGACCAAGGTCTTACCGGCAATGATGCCGGTCTTCTTAATCATAGGCGCACTCATGTTTCCTTTGGCCGCCAGCACAGATAGCACACGGTGAGCAGTGCCACCAACTCTAAGTTCTGCTTGCATTTTGTTTTCCTTTACATGTATGGAAGTAAGCCTCGTCTCTGTCGAGCCAGACTTGTTTGCACTTGGCACAATACCAAGCAACAGATTCGATGACCACTGTCCGTTTGTTTTCGTGTTGACCACGAACCTTCCCGAAGAATGTGCGAATCTTTTCAATCACCAGACTTTCCCCTTTCGTTTGTTGCGCTTGTATGTTGTTTCGCCCAGCCATATAGCCACTGCCCCAATGACAATGACAATGGATGCGCCCATGAACAGCATGAATATCACGCCAATAACATCTAGCATGGCCTGTCCTTTATTTTTAGTGAGTTGCGAGGGATGCACCATATCTCCCGACCATCGCCACAGTCCATGAGGAACGCGCCAACAATGCGCCCAGCCTTGAGTAGCTGATGCACACGTTGGCGCGACACACCCATGAGTTGTGATGCGACAGTCAAAGAGACATGACCCCGCTCTAAGCGGAGGTCAATCATCTCACTTGCCTTCTTTCTTAAGTACCTCTTTGATGCCGTCGACTTCTTGGGCGACGATCTGTGCCGCCCACTCCATCAGTTCGTTGGCCTTGTCTCTGTCGTCAAAGTCGATGCCGGATGCGTGGCATGCTCTTGAGATTGTGCGGACACAAAGCTCTGTGTCCATCTCTTCGAGAATCCTTTTCACCCTCTTTGGCATGTCTGTTTTCTGTTCCAGAAACTCGATCACCATTTCCAACAGTTGCTTGCGCTTCATGGTGAGCATGGTCAACTCCACCAATGCGGCATACTTATCGCCCTTGGTCTTGACTATGTTCTCCATCATGGAGAAAGCCCCCTCGAATGGGCCGTTATCTGTCTGCTCCTTCGACTCTCGCTTCAGGTCTAACGTGATCTGCACCAGTGTGCTTGCCGCTTTGTCGAGGCCACCAATGTGCCAGTGCTTGATCTTCTCGACAGGCAAACCATCTGTCCCAAGAAAAGCCATGCCATCTTTCCAGTTGTAGATCGAGGCGACAGTGTCGTCGCTAAACTTCACGACCCACAT